CTGGTCGTGAATATGCTTTTTTTAGGCAAGGTTTTGAGGAAACTTGCAATCCCTTGATAATACTTGGTTGCGCACAATCAGCCCGAAATGAGCAATCCCCAAATTCGCAATTTTGACTCTCTTTCCGTCGTGCAAAGTAGTCAAAACGGGGGTCAAAAAAAGCCCCTCCATGCAGTGCTGTGCATGAGGGGATGAAAGAAAGGAAGATACCGGTATATACTTGTAAAAAAAAAGAATCACCCGGCACGACTACCGCACGCTATGCGTGCTGGTGAATCACCCTCGTGTACTCCGGCGAGATTCTTACTATTATTATAAACGTTTCTGTGCATCTTGTCAAGCGTTTTTCTGCGAGATAATCTGCGCCCACTTCTTTGCATCCTGTACACGCTTTCGTTCCTCCGGCGTGTTGACGCTGATGGAATGCAGCGCCGTCTCCACCTGCTGGATTGTTGGCACTGTGTCCAAGTCCGCGCTGTGCGTCATGAGGACAACCGCATCCCGGCGCTTCTTGTCATCGACAGATTCCTGCACGCTCTGTGCATCTGTTTTCGGGGCTGACCGCGTGGCGAGGTACTCACGCACTGTAATCAGCGCCGCCAAGTCGCGGATGTTCTGAGGATTGTTGCCCTCTTCGATTGCCTTCTCAATCTGCACATCAATCCACGTTAGCGTAACCACGCAGCCAGCCCCTTTCCGTTATGCTTCTTTCAGTTCTTCAAGCGCTCGCCGAATCACGTCACGCTTTCCAGGCTCGATGGTGCGCATCAGCTCTTCCAGCTCGTCCATCAGGCGCTTGTCTGTGCCGTCGTGGCGGCTGTACCGCCCGCGCATATCGCGTCCGCGGCGGCTATATCGGTCATCGCGGTACATACCGTCATAACTGCCCCGCGCTTCCCAGTCGCCGCCGTTATTGCTGTACCCGTCCGATTCAAGCATCTCAATCTTGTCGATGTTTTTGATGGTGTCCGTCAGCTTGTGGACGGCTTCGAGGTCGCCAGCGGACATATCCTGCTTCTCCGCAATCTCTTGAAGTTCTTCGCAGAGTTTCTCCTTAAGTTCATGCAGATATTTCATTGCGTTTCTCCTTTCCTCACGCAACGCGCGTGACAATCAGGTTGGCATTCTGCACGTCAATATCCACGCCAGCGGTATTTTTGACGCTGATGGTCGTGCAGCCCCCCGCCGGAACGTCAACAAAGGTATCGACGCTGACGTTCTGGTACTGCGTCGCCGCAGCAGGGGTGACGATGGCGGTAGAAGCCGGAAGCGCCTCACCCGCGATTGCAAGCGCAACAGAGATAGCTCCGGCAGTGCCGCCCGTCGGAATGGCGATATTGCCGCCAAAATTGACGCGGAAACGTGCGCGGCACTGTCCGTTGGTGATGCCTCGCAGCGTCACGATGCCAGAGCCTTCACGATGGACGATGCACCGCGTGGCGCAAACGGGCGTGGCGGTAAAAAGGACATTGTTGCCATTGGCGACGGTTTGAGCCGCCGCCGCAGTATATTCAGCCATGATTTTTCTCCTTTCAGCGGCAGGGCGCGAATCAATCAACGCCCCGCCGCTTTTTCAGTTGCCGTTATCGGCTCATCCTGCACAGGCAGGAAGCTGTTTGGAGCTTAACCAGCGCAATACTGCGCCTGATTGCAGCAGAACGGGTTGGCTACCGTGTACGCCGGAACAGGGCAAGGACGAATCGTATTCACGAGGTACTGGTTTTGTGCCGCCTGAGACGCGGCAAGCTGCAAGCCGAAAATCTGCTGATTCTGCGCAGCAATCTTCTCGTCCTTCGCCTCGATGCGCTGTGCGGTCAGTGCGTCAATCACCGCTCGAGCGTTAGCGTTGGCGTTGTCCAAAATGTCGCGAACGCCGCTCTGGATGGTGTTGCGAGTGTCGCAAGCCTGAGTGGCAAGGTTGTAGTTCACGCCCTGGATTGCCGTCTGCGTCTTGCAGCAGCAATCCGCCGCCTGTGCCTGCATCGCGTTAAGCTGCTGCATGAGCGCGGTTTGCTGATTGGCGCGCGAGAGTTCCGCCTGAGCAAAGCCGTTAGCCATCTGCATCTGTACGCCATTGGTAAGTTGCGCCTGTGCATAGAATCCATCACACAAGCCGCTGTTCACGTTGTCGATTTTCCGCTCGATATTGGCGAAGTCGGAGGTGAGGACGTAACCGTCCATGACAGAACCCTGTCCACCGTTGCGATTGCCAAAGCCGCCCCATCCGTTATTGCCCCAGCCGCAGAAAACGAAGAGGAAAAGGATGATAATCCAGTATGCGCCATTGCCACCGAAGAAGCCGTCGCCGTTCTGGTTGCTGTTTCTGCCGGAAAGCAGAGCCACGTCAGAAGCGGAGAGTTCCGAAGTCATGCTCATTGTTTTTCTCCTTTCGGAATTTTAAAGTATATGCTAAATTGTTGCGCAACAATGATAGCCAAAGTTAAGAACCGAGGAACGCTTGAAACATTTGTGCCGCCTGTTGAAGCTGGTTAAGCTGGTTTTGCGAGATTTTCCCGGATGCAATCAGTTTGCGAACATCTTGTTCTGGGTCGCCTTGAAACGTAGCTCGGAACTGCTGAAACTGCTGCATCATCTGCTGGAAATTTCCCAGCGCTCCGGGCATCTGCCCGCCACCAAGTGCATTAAACAGTGGGTTCATCCTGCGTTACCCCCTTCTTCTTGCGCCCTTCCAGCGCTTCAAGGCGCTTTGTAAGCGTGTTGAGTTCGTCCCGCGTCACATACTCCGGCGCGTCCTGCGCGCTGCTGGATGGCTTTACGGATGCGTTGCGCTCCGTGTAGTCAAACGTGCGCATAGACGGCATTCCCGCCGCGTCCGCTGACTTGATGTAAAACGTCTGCTTCTCGCTATCCATCAGCAGCACGCTCGCACCATTTGCGACAAGGTAGCTCTTCGCCCCGGCTTCACCCTGCACCCAAATCAGTCCGTTGCTTGATGGCTGCGCTGGCTGCTGCATCATCGGCTGCTGTGCTGCTCGAAGCTGCGCAAGCTGGTCTGGCATCGCCGTCTGCTGCGCGTTATAATACGGAATCTGTGGATAATACTGTGGATAACCATACGCCATACATCAACCCTCCCTCTCCCAATAGTATGCTGGTATTTCCGCGCCGCTGTCCCATGCGTCGTACCAGTCCCCGTCTACGGCACACACAACGTGGTCGCCGATGCCGAGAACGTACACCCCGCGCGGATGTTCACGGCAGAAATCCGCGACGGTATAGCAGATTGGACAAGTATCCGGCAGGGCGTGGCGCGTGAATCCGCGCTCATGCAAGTACCGTCCCCAGACGTGATTGGCGTTAGGCATATCCCCGCAGTCATAACCCAGCGCACAGAGCGCCGCATAGGTGCTGCCCCACGTCTCCCCTGCCGCCTTGGATGCTGCGCGGACGGCGCAATCCCCGACGCGCAAGCCGCGCGGATTAGGGTTGTAGTGGATATACACCGCACCACCTCCTACTGATTATAGTATAGGCGATTCGGACGGTTGGGAAATGCAGACAAAACGCTGGAAAGTTGCAAAAAAACTTGCGGAAAATCTTGAAAAAAGCATTGACAAGTTGCACAACTTGTGCTATAATACATAGTGTCAAGGGGCGGTGCAAAAAAAAATAAAGCCCCCCGACAGAAAGAGGTAACGTATGGACAAGACGATTCTGAATCAGCGGGTGCGCGTGACTGAGTACCACTACGAGGACTACGATGGGAATTGGGAAGAGGGAGGGCACATCCTTCTCGACACGGCGACGGGAAGCGTGTGCGTCGAAACGAACGGCGACCCCTTATTCTTCGATAGCTGGGACGAAATGCTGGGGCCAGGAAGTGGAATGGAGGAGGCTATTCTGGGGCAAGAAATGTGGCTTGAACAGTACCTCACCGACGACCGCAATGTTCCAGCGGAACTGCTGGATGACACGGAGTGGTTGGAGGCAGATGAGGACGCAGAGCAGTACTGCCTGCGTGAAGAGTTGGAACGTGACTTCGGCTTCGGTGCAACCCGCTGGCTTGCAGAGCTTTGATGCTCCGTCGGGCACACGCCCGGCAGAAAGAAGGTATATATGGAAACTATTACTGTCGGTCTTATTAAGGGGCGTCACGAGATGCCCTGTGCGGAGTACAGTCGGAATACGACGCCCTGACGGACGAACAGCGTTCTGAAATCAAGAGCGCGTTCCTCTGGGGTCGCCGTTCCGGGTGCTGGAGCAGCCGCGCGAAAGAGCCGAATCTGTGGCGTGCGGAACGTGTGGCGCAGTCCATCGGATTGGGTGACGGTGGCGAGCAGGGCGAACGCCTGAGTTTTGCCGAACGGCAGGAACGCAAGGCAGAACGCGCCGAACAACGTGCCGAACGTTTTGAAATTAAGGCGGATGCCGAAGAAAAGCGCGGTGAAGCGCTGCAAGCACCCATCAACCGCGTTCATGGCGACATTGCATTCTTTACGCAACCCAACATCAACACCACCGCAGGTCGCGCGTTCACGCGCCAGCGCGAAAAGATGTTGGATGCGTTCCGAAAGGGCTTTGACGCGTTTAACAAGTCCGACTATTACCGCCAGCGCGCACAGGCTGCACAGCGGACTGCGGAGCGTGTGGAACTCAAAGACCGCGCGTTTCTGAATCGCCGCATAGAAGAATGCGAAGCGTCGATTCGCAAGTTTAAGCGCAACATCGACATGTGCGAACTGTACTCAAAGACTTCTCCAGAAAAGGCGGAAGGATATGCCAAACAAATCGACTACTGGGCGGAACGCATCGAAATCGAACTGGACAAACTGGGCTACTATCAGGACGCAATGGACGCGCTGGGCGGCGTACAGTATAGTCGAGAGAACGTGAAGCCGGGTTACATCGTCCGCATCGGACGGTACAAGAACCATCCGATGAAGGTGCTTTCCTGCAGTCCGAAGAACTTCACGGGCATGGCTGGGGATGGGCTGGCTTTGAAATATCCCTACGCAGAAATCACGAAAATCGTCCGCGCAGAGGAAGAAAAGCTGGAAGATACCGTGCAGCCCTTCAAGATTGGCGAAACCTTCAACGTCCGCGGCGAGACGTACAACATTTGATTCCGTTGAGCAGATGGCGGCATGGGAGGAAACCCGCAACTTCTCCGCGTGCATTACCGGGATTTTGGTGCTGGACGACGCGGATAAAAAAAATAAAACTGAGAGGAACAAAAAATGTTAAAAAAAGATGGGAATAGAATCGTTAAGAACGTCATTGTGACGCACGAGCAGAATGAGCAGATTAAGGAGATTGGGCAGCAAATTGGGCTAAGTGATTCGGCGGTTGTCCGCCTTGCCCTATCGCAGTGGCTTGCGGACAGAACGCAAAAAACTTGCGAAAAATCTTGAAAAGATGTTGACAAGTTGCGCAACCTGTGATATAATACATAGTGTCAAGGGGCGGTGCAAAAAAAATAAAGCCCGGACAGAAAGAGGTAAGCATTATGAAAAAGGTTATTGTTAACGAGAACACCGAAATCTACGAGTTCTGTGGCTCTGAAGAAGGTCGCACCTACACGCTGTATGTCGGGGTTGAACCCGTCTACGGCGAGTGGATTCTCACGACGGAAGGGAATCCTGTCGCGCTGAATGACCTTGAAGAGGATGGTAGCAAATGGGCAGAAGAGACCATCGCTAAAATCGAAGCGATTATCGGCGACCCCAGAACCCCTTGGAAGGAATGCAACGAAAGCGACACCGAGTATATCGACGATACGCTGGAGATGTGGGGTGTGGGGGATTAAATGAGACGTTGCGAGACATGTGGGAAACCATTATCCGGGCAGCAGGAGTACTTCTGCTGCCCGAAATGTGCTGTTGAGATGAAAAAGAGAGAGTCGAAAGAAGCAAATGCCTTATTAGGGAAAGGGTATTTTAATATACACGAAACAATAAAGGAGAAGGTCTGCGAGGATTGCGGCGCAAAATATATGGGTTATCCGCGCTCAAAGCGTTGTCCGACTTGCAACATAGCGGCAAAGAAGAAAAGGAAAAAAGAGTATGAAGAACGAAAGAAAAATGGGAAAAGTCGTGTAATCGGTGGAACTGCCTACTGTGAGATTTGCGGGAAACCGTATATTATAAACAGTGGAAAGCAAGTAATGTGTCCAGCTTGTGCGGCAGAGCAAACGCGCAAGCGCGCGCTGGATTACTATAAAAAAAACGCGGAGAAGACAAATCAGAGGCGGAAAGAATCGCGTGGTGAGACGCAAAAGAAGATGGCGGAAATACGCGTTCGTTTATGCCCAACTTGCGGGAAGATATTTACGCCAAATAAAGCGCACAGAGTATATTGTTCCGATGCTTGCGCGGATGCAAAGGCACTTAAAGCCTCTAATCTGCCAGCAAAGAAGCAACACGGTTCGCTTGAGAAGCCGAGAAAGTATCGAAAAGAGAAAACAGAAGCAAGCAAGGCGCGAATTGCAGCAGGATTTACCGTTGCACGGCTATCGGAAATCGTGCATTTATCCGAAAGAACAATACGAAATTACGAAAATGGGAAGAAGGTTTCTGACGAAAGTCGTGCGGCAATAGACGAGGTATTAAAAATAAACAAAAAATAGCATCCTGCAATAAAGTTAATACAAGGAGAACACCATGCCGGAAAAGCAAAAGGAGCATCTTATTTCGCAATCGGCAGTTCTGTCCATGGGCTTCACAAAGTCCATGATAGACAAGCTGCTGCCGCCGCCTATCCTTAAGCGGAATCCACATTATGCGTCCTCCGCGCCCATGAAGCTGTGGCGCGAGGATGATGTGCGTTCCGTCATGGGGGCGCAGGAGTTCCAGACGATGGCGGCAAAAGCAGCCGCACGGAAAGCAGCGTCCGCAAAAGCCGTCGAAACGAAACGCAAGAATGCCGAAGCCATTGCCGATGACCTCATTGCTTCCATCCACGTTACGCGCTGGGATATGCCCGTTCTGGAAGAGGCGACGCTGAACGCAAAGCAAGAATGGTTTCTCGAACACGGCAATGTGGATATGGCGCCCCCAAACACCGAGACGCTGGAACGCTGGATGGTTAATTTCGTCCGTCATAACCTTTGCGAGTACGACGACAAATTGGTTGACCTTTTCGGGCTTGTCGGCAAGGAAGAGCTGTACCATCGCCTAAAAAGCGAAACCCTTGCGAAAATCGCAGGGGTGTATCCAGAACTTGACGTTGAGTGCAAGCGTCAGGCGCAAGAATAGTGCACAACAAAAAAAAGACCGGGACATTACGTCCCGGCTTTCTTTATATTCCTTTTGGGTAAAATCTCGGAGTATTTCTGCGCTTCGTCGTACTTGGTTTTCAGCGTGTGTATAATATAGTCAATCTTGCGAATGCTCATATTGTACTGCATTGATTGCTTTGTTCGTGTCCAGCCTTTTGCCCGCGACCTGATAATCAGCTCTTCTTCATCGGACAAACAGGCTTCATCCACAAAAGCATCTACAACCGCTTTTGTCCATACGACTTCGCGGCTCATGCGTTACTCCTTCGGTTTATCCTTGCCATCCGCGACCGCAGCTGCGTCCGTCATGCCCTCGCCGATGATGTAGGCGATGACCGTAGCACCCGCCATGATGATGCTGCCGACCTGCGTTGCGGTTTCATCCGCCACGCCGAACGCCATAGTCAACATGGTCACAAAGGATACAACTGCCGCCCAGAACTTGCGGCTCGTCAGTTTGCGCTTCAAATTTTCGCTCATTTTGCATTTCCTCCCTTTAGGGCGTTTCCCCTCAACCAATTATCAATTTCCCTGCTTGCCGCCGTCATTTCGTCGGCGTTGCCGTTGTGTAACTCATGCTCCAAAAGTGCCTGTACTCCGGCGCACGTTACCATCAGTCCGTCACGCAGGCCGCCGATGAGCTCTTCGTGCCCATCAAGGCGGCGCTTGTCTGTGTCCAGCTTGCGATTGATGTCTGATACGCTGGATGCCAGCGCGTTTGTTGGCTGCTCCTGTCTCTTGCGTTCATCACGCGCATTTTTTCGCGCGGTATAAAATGTATTGTATGCTCCCAGCAGAACGAGAATCACGCCCAGCGCCAGAATCAGTTTATCAGCGGTGAGGTTTTCCATGTTAGCCGACACCACCTTCCAGCGCTGTGACGCGGGCTTCCAACTTTTCGACGCGTTCCACAAGCTCGTCAAGCGTGGGTGTTTCCGTTTTGGAAATACCCACATCGACAAACTCCGCCATCATGTAGCCCTGATTCGTCTCCGTCTCGACGTGAAGCCATCCGCCACTATTCCCGATGACGTTGACAGAAGTGCCGATTTTAACTTTTTCCAGTACCTTTGCGGATTTGCTCGGCTCTGCGCGAAGATTGACCGTGCTGCCGCTCTGCGCTGTCACACGTCCGACGCAAATAACATCGTTGCTATCATCCACCATTGGTGTATCCTCCTTGTATTCGACCTTTTTGAGGTATCCTGCACACGTCCACGATTTGACGGGTGAAGCGACGAAGCCTGTTGCGCTGCTCTGCGCATTGAGAACCTTGCCGTCCTCACCCATCAGCCCGATGTGGTAAAAATCCCTCAAATCGCCGTTGTAGTATTTTCCGCCCTGCTTGTAGCCAGACGGCAAGGCATACCGCGAATTACCCGGATTCCGGCACTTAAAAACAGCCATTCCTGGCTTTGCGGCAGAAATCGGGACAAGCTCAACAATTTCCGTCCGCGCAATTCGGTTGCTGCCGTGGTAGATGTGCTGTCCGTGCTGACGGTATGACCACACAAACGCGCCGGAGCAGTCAACGTTCCCCGCCTCCGCTGCACCAGCCGTATACTTCCAGTGCTCGGAAAGCATCCGCTGGAAGTCGCCCAGAATGGCGCATACTGCGATTTTGGGCATGATGACACCTCCTCAAACTTGGTACTAACTTGGTACTAACTTGATACTAACTTGCAACTTGCACGCAACTTAAAAAATGCCGAAAAATCGGCATTTGCGCAACGTCAGAGCAGCAAGATTGCAACTTAAATTGCGTCAAATTGCGTTGTCTTTTGCGTTTTCCGCCGAATCCAGCGAATCATAGTACGCCTGCGCCAGCTTCTCGACTTCCGCGATGTCATCCTCATTAAACAGCCCGTTATCGACGTGCGTGTACGCCTTATCAAGCCAAAACGCCACATCGCGTCCAGCGGAAATCTCGCGCTTGATTGCGCGCAGCGTCAAATCGTGCCGAGCTTTGCTGTTAATTGCCATAAAGATACCTCCTTAATTTTGCGTCATGGATGCAATCGCATCCTCAAGATTTTTGATTACGATATTCACGTCGCGCTGATACGTTACCGTCGCGCCAGCGCCGCCGCTCACGCTGATGACGGTCGTCGGGGCGTAGGTGGTCAGCGCCTTGTACGCGGCGATTTCAGCGGCGGAAAGAGCGGTTTCGACGGGTGTTGCAAGCGACGTCCAAACATATACCTCGTTCGCGTCGAGGAATGCTTTGAACTCAGCAAGTGTTGATGCGCCTTTTTGTGCGTATGCAAAGCCGATGAGGTTGTTTTGATTGGCGATAGCGCCGCCGATGACTTCCGAACCTACCGTGGTGGAAAAGTGCGTACAAAGAACATTTGTCGCAGAAGTGCCAGCGAACCAAGCAAAGTATCTATCAACCTTTTGTCCGGACGTCTGCCAGTTGAGCGAAGACGTCACCTTGATTTTGGTGATGCGCTGCACGCGCACCCCGCGCGCCAAGTCCACCTCATCGCACACCCACTGCTGCCCGTTCTCGTCCGTGTAGTTTCCGCCGGATGTGACCGGGATGCCCGGCAGCGCGTTCGGCGTTTGCAGCGTTAGCGTCTGCGAATTATTCGCGCCGTCCGACACCGTGACCACCACCGTTCCGCCGTCACCCGCGCTGACAATCGGCACGGGCGCAGTCGGGAGCGGCGTGCCGTCCTGCGTGCTTTTGCCGCAGACACGCAGTCCGACAAAAGGCGCGGCGAAAGAATCCGTCGCAGTAATCGACGCGCCGGACACACTGCCAGATAACACATTCGCGCGCGCGGAAAGCGTGTTGGCGGTATTCGTGACCGCGCGGATAGCGTCGCCAGCAGCCTTTGCGTCCGCAGCGCGGTTCTCAAGCGTCAGCGTCTTGTCTGTCACCAGCGCCGTTGGAATCCCGCCATTCGGACCAACGCCATAAAGCGCCTGAATCACACCAATCGTGCTTGCGTCAACCATTCGTGCCACCTCCCAGCTTCACCCACGCACCCTGCGCGTTCTTCTGCCACATCGCCCCGAATCCGGCGGTGTACGCCAGACTGCCGATGCTTCCGGACTTCCCCGGCTCTGTGCCATTGGAGATGTCGGCGGCGCTATCCAACATCCACTCAACATAGTCCGTGTGGATAGTCTCGCCGTTATTCCTGCGGATTAGATTCCACGCCATTTTGTGCCGCCTCCTTAATTGTGATGATGATACTATCCGATTCCAGCCCGACGTTGCTGCTCGCGTCAACCGCCTGGAATGCAACAATCCGCGTTCCGCTCCCGGTAAATTGAAACTGCTTTGTGAACGTTATCGTTTCCTGCTGAACGTCATAGATTTGTTCGTTTACTGTGCCGTCCACAAGGAACCGGATTGATGCCGCGTTCTTCTGCGTCACCGTGAACGTCACGCTTTCTCCGACGGCGATTGTCGTTTTGTCCGCTTCAACGCTAACGATTCGCGGACGCTGTGCCTCAAGCGCTGATACATCGTCCTTCCACGCTGCATATAGTTTGCTATAATTTTGTGCAGCAGTGTTTGAGCGATACGCCGCCATTTGCAGCAGTTCCAGCAGTAACAATTTTTCCTCGTCCGTGATGTACTTCCCCAGAAACTGCTGCGCTGCGGATGTTGCACTTTCTGCAGCTGCATTCGCGCTTGCAGCTGCGTTTTTGCAGTCTTCCACCTTTGCAAGCACCGTTGTAATGTCGGGGATGACGTTATCCGGGTCGTACACCGTCCCGGTTGCCCCCGCCGCAACACGTCCCTCAAGCCACAAGATAGCCGTCGTGTCCTCGCCGACCGTTGCCGTGACCATCAGGCGGAAACGCCCAACAACAGCGTAACAAGCAGCGGAAAGCGTCACGGATGCCACGCCGTCGTTGACCGCGCCTTGCAAAAGAATCGTCGGGTTTTCGTCCGTGCTTGCGACGCTATCCAGCCTGATAAAGCTGCCGACAATCGTTGCGCCCGAATCCATGCTGTACGGCGCGCCGTCCTTCTCAAACGCGATTTTCAGTGTGTGGGCGTTTGCTTCGCCTTGCACGAGCGCCGCTTTGAGCGGTGTCATCCGCAACCCGGCAGACAAGTTGCAAGTATAATTTAACTCATTCATGCGTCCTCCTTATTCCGTTCCGGCGGAAATAAGCCCACTCTTGCCGCCCAGCGCCTCGATGATGCCGCTGACGCTCTTGCCCTCCGTTGACATGGTGACTTGCACCTTTTGCGGCTCAAGCAGCACATTGTCCGCGTTGAGCGTGAGAATGCGCTCATCGTAGCAGCGCCCGAATTTAGGCATTGCAACCCGGCAGATGCTCCCCAGCCGGAAATGGTCGTAGGGCAAACCTGTTATGGCGGACAGCTCCACAAGGGAAACGTCAATGGAAATTGGCGGGGTTTTCTTTTTCGCCAGTTCCTTCTTTGCGTTTTCCAACAGCGTCTCCTTGTCCGTGATGCTGTTATCCGAGTACTTGCCGCACACGATGCCCCACTCGTCGATGGTGTCCGCGTCGATGTAGTCCTTGCCATCGTTTACCGTGCCGACGGTGATGCCGTTTTTGCCGTATGCGTACATACGGGTCACAAGGTCATCGCGGTCGGTGCTGACCGTTGCGCTGGTCAGCGCGCCGTTAAAACGCGCTTCGCAGGAGACGGTGTTTGGCATATTAACGAGGTTGAGCGTCCACGGATGTGTGGAAAAGTCGTACTGCCACATCATTTCTGCGGGCGACAAGTTCTTGACGTTGTTGATTGCTGTCCAGATGTTCGTCCCTGCGTCAAAATCGTATGTGAGGTGTTGCGATAACTCGCACGTTCCAATCTGCCAGCGCGTTTCCGGTTGGTAGGTGAGAAGCTGTGCCAGCACGTCAACCGCGTCAACGGATGCACTGCCGATTTTTAGCTGCTCCGGAAGAAGCCCGTCCATCAGCGTGGAAATAGCGTGGTCGAGGTTGATTTCCTGCGTTGCGTAATTTCTGTATGTCTGTGTGTCCGAGCGCAATCGGAAGATGCCGACGCTGCCGCCGATGTGGTACAGCTCCACGAACTGCGTTGCGTCCATCCATGTGCCATCCACGAGCGTCATGCTTGCGGTGGAAATGTCGTCGATTGTTAGCGACAAAGACAACGAAGAAGGGCGCAAGCGCTTGATTTCTCGCAGATTTTTGTCCAGCAGACGCGGCAAACGGACATTGTTGGTGTATGCTTTGCTTGCGTCTGGGTCGGGGATGATGCCGGAAACATAGTCGATTGTGATGTAGATGTCGCGGACGTCTACGTTAAACGTTCGTTCGTCGCTGTCTGTGTAAATCTTTTTCCACATTTGGAAAGAGAGTATTGCAACAAACGATGTTGTACTTGCTCCGTCTGGAAGCGTGATGGACGAAAATCCAGCCTCGTCAACATGGACGTCGTTTACGTCCTGCTTTTGTTGATTGCCCCAAAGGTCGCGCTGAAAATCTGCGTGTACTCGTGCGGAGGTGATTACTGCGTCGGCTGGAAGAACAACCGGAAAAGTGACCTTTGTCCTCCCGATTGTTGGATAGCCGACCTCCATCTGCCAACCAGTGGGATTTTCCACATCAGGGTTTACCTCAAGACGGCATTTTATTTTGGACGTTAGGGTTACTTCCTGCGGTGTGCCATATGCTTTGTAGTTAATATTTCCGCCCCCTCGCCGTGACCGTCAGCGACAAAAGCCCGTCGCCGATGAACGACACCTTGTTGATTCCGGGCTTTAGCGTGATTTCGTCGGCAGATTGTCCGTTTCGGTTGCCCATCGCGGATTGCCCTGCCGCCGTGATTTGCTGGATGCCGTTATCGTCGTGTACTATGCGGATTTCCTCGCCCGTTTTCACGCTGATATTCGTCAGCACGATTTTTTCGCTTCCGCAACTGATTGCAACGTTTGTCAGCGGGTCGATTGCCACAAAAACCGCTTCAAGCGGACACGCCACGTCCCCGCGATTGTAAACCGTCAGGATGCCACTTTTGCTTGCTTCAACTGTTTCCATTTTGGAAACAGTTGCTTCCTCCCACCACGGGCGCTGGTATGCCGTCAGCTTGATTTCCAGCGTATCCGTCCACTTGAGCGCGGAAACACTCGCCGCCTCGATGCTGTCGATGTACAACCGCTGTCCCGGGCGGTATGACGTGCGCAGGTACTGTCCACCGCTGCCCCAGCGCATGATTTTACCGAGGACAAGCTGCCTGTGGATTGTGTTTGCGTCGTGAATCTCAACGGCGATTGTTACCGTGATGGACTGCCGAAGCTGCCCGGTGAGGTACAGCCCCCCGCCGGGGCGTGCTTCGGTCGTCACGGCTTCCTTCGGCGCGTCCTCCGAAATGTCGATGATGATAATGGACGGGTCGAGGTCTTCCAGCGCTTCCTCACCCATCCACGCGCGGTATCGTGTTACCATTTATCGCGCCACCTCCATCAGATTTCCACGGATGCCCCTGCCGATTATCTTGTTAACAATGGGCGCAACCGCCGTTGCGACGGTTTTGCCATCTACGCTGAATGTGTTATTGATGGTTGTTGGCGGAAGCCCAGAAACAGCGTTCGCAATTTCGCCCGGGTTTGTTACTTGCACAAAAAGAACGCCGTCGCTATTGCTAAAAATGTTGGGTGCGCTATTGTTTCTTAGACTTTCCTTGTAGTTCTCCATCATTTCTCCAAGCGCATTGAAAATAGACTGCGTTACAAAATCTTCCTGTATCGTTCTACTTTCGATTTCTTTTGCTGCGTCAATGGCGCTTTCGATGGCGGAGAAAACATTGCCGCCCGTTGTTTTTTCTTGCTGTTCGCTCGAAGGTGCGCCGATGTATGTATTCGGCACAAATTTAGGGTGCGCTGCGTTGGCAATAATCGTGTCCATCATATATAGTGGCGGCATATCTTTTGTTGCTCGATTGTTCCACTGCTCCGCTTCTTCGGCTTCCCGCTGACGCTGGTTTTCCTCCATGCGCTGTTCCAAAATGTCAACGATGTCGTTCATTTCCTGCGTCTTCATTTCTACGAGCCGATTCCACCGTTGCGCGCGGGCTTTGATGTCGTCGGGCATTAGCCCATCTTCAATCATGTCCGCATAGCCGCTTCGCGCTCGTGCCTTTATCGCATGTAGCGCTTTTGCTTCGTCTTTATTAAAGGCGTTTTTATCTTTTGCAACGTCGGCGAACAGGTCCGCATAGCCAGCACGCGCCCCACCATAGTCATGAACCCACGGTTTATCTTTTATTTTATAATCAATCTGCTTGAACCCCAACTGTTCGAGAAGCGCGTTTATGCCGGGAATTTCTGCTACCAGCGTCTTGCGCATTTTGTCAATGCCAGCTAATAACGAGTTGTTATTTTCCGCCATGTATGCCGCGATTGCGTCCTTTTGCTCAAACGCTTCGAGCGACTTTTGCACGGTTTCCAGCATCGCCTGATACGTCTCATCGTCCGCAAGCGCCAGCCGCGTTTTGGTTTCCGCCATCGCGTTTTCTTCGTCGCGGGCGCGCTGGTAGTCTGCATTTAGCTGCTTGATTTCTTCCGGCGTTAGGTTCAGCAGACGCGAAAGGTACGCATCGTTATCGCGGGAGTATGTAGTAAGCCCTGACAAGATGCCAACGTCAACGCCAGACGCTTCGGCTTGCTGCAAAGCATCATTGTAGGCGTGTAGCGCATCTGCATTCGTGCCGTACCAACTAAGCACATTTTCCTTGCTGTAATCGGTATCGAGGAGCTTCTTCATTTCCTCCTGCGTGTGCGTTACCATGTAGCCCATGCCAGACGCAACGCCCTTGTAGGCTTCCTGCGCCTTTTTCAGCGTGTCCGCGCGGTAGGTGTCAACGTCTTTCAGCGCGGTCTTAAGGTCTTCGAGGGCTTTCTTCTCTGCGTCAACGGCGTCTTTGAAGTCAGAATTTAGTTTTGCCTTGCGCCCTTCTGGGCTATTTACATATTCCTCCCGGCTTTTCTTTACATCGTCCAGTGCGACTGCTGCTGCTTCGGCTTGCGGAACAAGCTCTGCAAGTTCTTCCTTTTCGCTTTCAAGCTCCGCTTTTTCCTGTGCAAGCGGGTCTTTCGCGGCGTTCTGTGCGTTGCGGAAAAGGTCGAAATAGTAAATTTGCTCAGCGTTCAGCCCTGTGACAAGTCCTCCCAGATTGGCGTGCGGATTTGCGGTGGTTCCGGTTGCATAGGCATAACTTCGCACATCGCTTGCTGGCATATTACGAGCCGTTTGGTAGTCAGGCTCGTAGCCATATCGTTGTGCGTATGTGCGCCATGCGTCTTCTACTCGCTTGTCGTATAGTTTTTGTAGTTCGTCGCTGCTTTGAATGAGCAATTCCCTTTTGGCAATATCCGCTTCTTTCTCCGCGATTTGCGTCTGCAAATCATCATACCTTTTCTGCGCATCGGATACCGCTTGGTCGTAGCTGTTGTATTTCGTTACACCATGCAATGTGTCAACGTAATTCTGTATTGCTTCATCGTTGCCGATGATTGCATCCGTTGTAAGGTCGACGTACTGTGACAACCCCGGCATAACGTCTTTCAAGGCTTCCAGCGCGGCGCGCCACTCCTCCGTGGATTTTACTGCGTCGCCGCTCTCATCCTCTATACTCCGCATGGAATCAACGATTGTGAGCGAACGCTGGTATGCCACTTCTGCATCAAACAGTGATTCGTCGCGTTCAGAATAGATTTTTTCAATTGCCGTTTGCTGGTATGACTTATCCGACAGCGCGTTGTTGAGCAGCGAAATCGCGGGCGTTACAACGCCCAGCAGCCCCTTGCCAAACTCTGTCTTAATGCGGTCGAGATTCGTTTGCAGCTTGCGCATCTCATTTGAGAAGCTGTCCCCGGTTCGCGCGAAGTCGCCCTGAGCGTCCTTCGTGGCTTCCAGCAGATACTGATAGCGCAACGTCGCCTGTTCCGCCTGCGACATCTTATCAAACGCCTTGTTCATGCCCTTTTCGAGGGCAAAGGCGTTCAGGTTTGCAACGGACATATTGATGCCGAGCGCCTTCAACGGTTCGGTTTCCCCGGAGATGCCGGAGCGGATTTTCTCAAATGCCGTGTCGTGGTCGAGGTTGTAGAACGACGCCATATCCGCCGCCAGCCCCGCCATATCCATTGACATTTGCAGCACTTGGTCATCCGCGACGCCCATGGATTTCAACATAGCGCCCAGCGTGGACGAATACTGTTTCGCCTTGGTTTCCGTGATGCCGTAGGCGTTCAGCGCCTCCTGCGCCCACTTGTTGATGGTAGACGCGGAATCCTCAAACGTCACATCAACAACGTTCTGCGTCTCCACAAGGTCGGACGCAAGCCCGATTGATTCGTCAATTGAACCCGTGACGTCGTCGATAATGCTATTGATGCCGTTTACTGCCATGTTGGCAAGGAACTGCCCGCTTGCAATATCGCCAATCACATCGAGGCGGCTCAAAAATCCGCTAAGGACACCGCCGCCCGAATCGCCAGAACCGCCGCCGTCTGCGGCTTGCTGCAATGACTGGATTTGCTGCTGCAAACGCTTGATTTCCTCCGTCGCTTGCGTGGACTGCTGCTGCGCTTGCTGCAATTCTGCTTGAAAACGTCCACCGTCAAACGTCGGATGCACAGCAAAGCTGTTTAGCTCTTGCTGAAACTGCTGCATTTCCTGCCGGATTTTGTTCAGTTCCTGCGTGTAGCCGCTTGTATCAATCTTGAAACTTGCGTACAACTCAAATGCTTCCGCCATCTTCTGCACCTCCCCTCGCCATTAGTCCGTTTATAATATCGTCGCAGATTTCCTCTGCTGTTTTTTGCTTTGTTTCGTGTTTTTCTTCGCCGAAAACGTCGCTGTATGACGGGATTTCAAGATTCGCGCCGCCGAACGACGAAATAGCAAGCACCGTCATCCACGCCATATTAGCCATGTAGCAACGTTTTGCTTCCTCCTGCGTTTCGTGCGCCAGAAGCACCCCCAGCGCGTGAACGTTTTGCGGGCGGTATTTGTATAACACAGGGATTACATGATGCACCCCAGACGAAGCGCAAAGGTAAAAAAAGCAAACAGCGAATCGAGTGTGTCCTTGTCCATCATGGCGGCGGTTTCCGTGAAGTCCATTTCTGCGACTTCTTCCGCCGTCTTGCCGTGCATCGCGCCGAGAATCCCCATCGTTTCTTTGGGATGCTTGGCGTACAGAATCGGCAGCATCTTCATCAGGATGTCGCGTCCGACAACGTCGCCCTTGCTCTTTTCTTCCACAAAGGCTTTCATTTCCTTGCTGTTGACCAGCTTGTCGATGTACGGAATGGCGTTTGCCATCTGCTCAAATGCGGTTGCGGTATTCATACGTTTTCCTCCTCAGATTCATTAAAATGCGGCAGGGCGCGAACCCTGCCGCGTGTTGTTAGGCGGCGGGGTCGAAGAAAATGACCTCACAAGGCGCATATCCGTCGGTTTCCAGCCCATCCTGATGTGCGGTAAACTCCACCGGAATAGTGCCCTCGCCCTTGTCCGTCCACGTCAGCGTTGCGCCCGCCGTGTTCAGCGCGTTTTTGATGGAAATCAGCACATAGCCCTTCGAGGTGTCGCCAACCCAAACAAGTCTATCAATATAATCCGCATCCTTAATGTCGGTGCGAATCTTGATGGTGTGCTTCTTCTCCGTGTCCGTTACGTCGGCAGTGCCGAAAGACCGTTTAAGGTTGTCGGCATTGATTTCAAGCAGGGTAGTCGTCAGCTTGATAGTCCAGCCATCGTTAACGCTGCTGCCTTTCCATTCCTCGCGCTTGCCGTCCGCCTCGATGCTGCGCTTGTTGGGCGTGCAGACGAACGTGCCGCCGCCGCGCGTTGCGCCAATCAGCGCAGAGCCGCTTGTCTTTTCGCGCTCCGTTTTCAGCAGCGCGCCCAGCGTCGCCGCGTCCGTGGCGGTGGAATAGTCAAAATTGGCGAGAAACATCCCGGCATTGAGCTGCAGATTTTCAAAGGTGCTTGCCCGAAGACCAGTCGTCATTTTTTTACCTCCTGTTAGGTGTAGTAAGTCACGATTTCGTAGTAAATCCGCCCGTAACAGACGCTTTTGAGCGTCGTGTCCACTTCAAGGCGGAAAAAGTTGCTATTGTTACGGTACAGGGTGATAAAGCCATCGTCGCAATAAATTGCTGTCCCCTCCGGCGGAATAGCGCGGCGAACCTCGTCAAGGATTGCGGCGCGCTGCAAGTTGACGTTGCTGCCGTTTTCCGCCTGACAGCACAGCGTGCAAATCATTGTAGATTTTCCGAATGTGTCTCCCTCTTGCACCTGAAACGCAAAATAGGGAAAAGACGCTTCCTCCGGCACTGCATCCTCAACATACGCGGGAATTGGCTTGCCCTCGTAGATGAAACTGTTCCAAAACTTGTATAGTTTCCGCTGCAAGTCAATCATGCCGTCACCACCTCCGCGTCCGCCTCTCGGAAGTGCATATCGCTCTGCTTGGGCGTTGTCATGTCCCGCGCATCGGACGTGATGCGGAAAACCTTGCCGTCGGACAGGCGCTTTACTCGGTCATTTGGCGCAAGCTCCAGCAAGTCAGAAAAGACGATTGTGAAAATCTCGCGGATGCCGTTTTGATACGCGATTTTCGCCTCCGTGGTGCTTTCGCGGACAAAACAAGCCTTGATAGACGCTCCATCTGTCCACGACACAGTCACGCCGCCCATGCCGTCGGATTCCGTGCGTTTGTCAACAATGCAAGCATCCTCGCCAAAGTCAATCCACGCCATCAGCCCACCTCCGTGTACATGTGCCTATACGGTCGCAGCTTGTCCGCGAATGCCGCTTGCCACGTCACAACGCCATTGCTGCCAGTCGCCCGCGAATAGCTGTAATGCCCGAACGATTCCGAGGTGTATGCCCCCGTTGGGTTTTTTGTCTCGTACTCCGCGCATTCCTTCGCAATCTCGACAAACGGGCGCGGCGGGTACAGAAACCACAACGTGCCGTCGAAAGTTTCCTCCCCGTCCGCGTCCTCCATTGCGCCAGAAACAAGGCTGTGAACGCCGTCGTTCCGCGCGCTGCCGCTGATGTATACATAGGGCGAACCTACATCAGGAACGATTTTACCGCCCGCGATGCGAATCTCCCCTGCGTACTTGCAGCGCTCAAAAAAGTTGTTACACTCGCGCATTGCCATTTCCAGCGTCACAGCCATGTTCCCACCTCCATTAGGTCGCTGCCGTCACCGTCGCGCTGCCGGAGCGAATCACGCGGTAGTCGCTGGTGCATTCCGCAACCGTCACCTTCTGCCCGGTTGCAATCGCAAGGTCAGACGTGCCGTCCCAGTTGCTCCAAGTGCGCACATTCTGCCCATAGGTTGCAGTCGGCGCGGTCGTGCCAGCCTTCACCTTGTACAGGTTGGAGCTGGATTCCTTCGCGGGGCTGACAGTCAGCGTCGTGTTGCCCTTGCCTGTGCCAGCGGCAGAGGAAACCGTCAACTGTCCCGTCGCCGCGTCCGTGATGGTTGCAATCCAGATGCTCTGCGGATTAAAGATAACCGGCATAAACAAGCCGGATGCCCGCGTCCACAGAACAACGGGGTCATTCTCCACCCACTGCGACACCATCACATAGCGGTGCTGACCGGACTGGTTGACGTTAAGCCCGGTGTTCGCGGTGTTGACCGTTTCTTCCGGGGTCTGTCCCCACAGGCCCGCGCCGATGCGCGTCATGGCGCTGCCAGTGCCGAGGAACGTCATCTTGTTCTGCGGGAAATAGCGCTTCGTGGTGCGAATCGGTCGCCCGTCCGCGCCGATGCCGCCATCAATGGCGTACTGCAAATCGTTAGTGATAACGCGGTTGATGCCGTACTCCGTGGAAAGGAACGTATCCAGCGCGGCGTTGCTCACATATGCGCCCTCGCTCAACGTGCCGTTGATGCGCTTCTGGATTGCACGGTTTGCCCGCATCTGATTCCGCACTTTGCGACTTGTAACGATGGTGTCAACCGTTGTTCCCGCTTCCTGCGCGGTGTCAGACACAAACTGAATCTGCGCCGGGATGTCCGCGTCCTCGCTGAAATCGAACGTGAATCCCGTCTGTTCCGGCTTCACGCCGTAGTCGATGGTCAGGTCGAGGTCGTTCTCCTTGATGGTCATTTTGCCAGTCGCCAGAACCTCGTTCTTGGCAACCTTGGTGCGCGTCACAACTTGGTCGGCAAGCATGATGCCGTCACGGATAACGTAGTCGTACATTGCGTCATTCTGCACGCCGGAACGCAGCAGCGCACGCATACGCTCGGACTGGTTAATTTTTACCTTAATCAGTCCTTTCTCGATGCTGTGCGTGTCAACGGGAATACGGGTGGCGATGTTCGTCCGGCTATCGAAGCTGTGGAAGTCCGCCATCACGGGAAGCTGGTACTGGTTGGCAATCTCCTGCCACTTAGCCACAAGGTTCTCGCTGTATTCGTCGGGAAACAGCGCATCAACCGGGTCGTTCGGGCGGCTGACGTTAAACCCAACGTCCAGCCACTCCTCCTTGGGGATAAGACCGAAAATATTGTTCTCAAAAGACGGAATCTGCATAGTATTCTCCTTTCGTTAGTACGGGCGCACCGTCGTAGCTTCGGCGGCGATGAAGTAGAAGCCCTTTGCCGTCAGCGCACTCTTGGCGGTGCTGTTGATTTCGGCGGGGAGACGGCTCTCGTAAACCGTGCCGCGCGTTACGACGCTGCCGGGCATATCGCCGCTGGTAACGTCCACGTCCTCGTACACGATGCCGACGGCAGTGCCGTCATTCGCGGGGTAAACAGTCCCCATCTTGACGTACTTCGCGCCGTTTTCGGCGTTGGTGGCGCCTGACTGCTTAATCTGCTTGGTTTCGCGGATTGCGTCTTCCGCGTTCTCAAGAAAATAACCAGGCTGGTAAACAGTCCCGGTTGCCTTGCTGGTAAAGCTCATTTATTTGCTCCTTCCGGCGCAACTGCGCCATACATATCTTGCGCGTACTTCGCCGCCAGTGCTGCGGCGCGTCCGCTGCCGTGCGTGGCATTGCCGCCGCTCGGCGGGGTTGTGGTAGGTGTACCCTGCTGCTGCTGCGTGGAGAAAAGGTCGCCATACTCGCCCTTGAGCGCGTCAATCAGCTTGTCGCCGTCCTTGATTGCGCCCTTGTCATCGAGTTCGATGCCGTCCAGTCCGCGCTTTGCCATCACAAGGTCGGCAAGTTTTTCCTGCATCCCCTTGCTTGTCAGCAGCTTTCTTGCGGCGGTTGTCAACGTCGCGGTTTTTTTCTCCGTTTCCACCTGCTGCTTGTAGGCGTCGAACGCCTCCTGAATCTTCTGCGCGTCGCCGTCGCTCTTCTTCGCGTCGGCAAGCTGCTGCTTGAGCGTGTCGCGCTCCGTGGTCAGCGTCGCAATCTGCTTCGCCTCTTCCGCGTACTTGTCACGCTCCGCCTTGATGTCGTTGATTGCGTCGCTGTGAGCTTCCACAATCGCGTCAATCGCTTCATCAGGCACATTCAGGGCTTTCAGGTTCTTCCGGGTGAGGATGTTCATGATTCAATCTCCTTTGCTTCGGGGCGCGATGCTTTGCGCCTTTGATTGTTTGCGGGTAGGCGGTGCTTTGCCTTTCCGCATATATGCAAACAGCGCACGGCGGTTCTTTGCCATGCGCTGATATTGCTGTAATTAGTCCATATTCTGCTTGATTGTGTCTGCCATAATGTCCACAAGGCGTTCCGCGTTTGCGGAATCTGCGAACGTGTCCGTCATAAACGGTCTTCCGGGGGTGTATCCTCCCGGCATGACGCGGAACTCGCCTTTGTCGCCCAGTTTAGGGAAGAAAACAGCGTGTCCGGCGTGTCCATCGTGTACATAATGCGCGTACTCGACGTTTGTGCCGATTGTCACGCTGTTGTTATCGGGGTCGATGTCGGCGGTGATGCTTCTCGCCAGATTGCCAGTGTCGTAGACCTTATGCTCATAGCCTGTCACCATCTTCTCGCGTACCATGCCGACAGCTTCTTGCCCAACAGCCAAAAGCCCGATTTCCATCGCGCGTTTCAGCTTCTCGTTGATTTCCTGCGTGTGGTCTACGAACCCGCTCATTCCTTTTCCTTCTTTCGGATGTTTCCATCTGCGTCTACATACTCGGTGGACAGGATGACTTTCGGTATAATCATGCAGTAGCAATTGATTGTTTCCGCTGCGCTGCCGTTCGGGTCGCCCGGAAAGCGAATGTTGCTGTTCGGAAAACACTCGCCTTGCTTCGCCATCTTGCCATGTCGCGCCATGTGCGCCTCGCGGCTATTCTGGAATCGGCAGAACCACTTGTTGTAAACCGTTACGCCTTGGTCTGCGGCTTCTTGCGACGCGGCGTAACTCGCTTGACTTTGTGAGCGCGTCCGCTCTGTCTGCGCTACTCTCCGCGCTTGCCACTCGCTCTGTCCTGTGATGTCGCTGATGCGGTTCATCAGCTTCTTCCGGTCCTCGCCCAGCGTAGATGAAAGCGCCAGCGCATTTTGCAACTTGTGGCGAATTTCGATGTTCTGTCCAAGATTTTTGTATGCCAGCTTCGTGAATGCTGTTTCGTTAGCGGCAAAAATCGCCTTGATTTCGCGTTTGTTCGGTTGCGCGAACGACACCTTGACACCCGCGCGGTCTGCTTGCGCCTCGATGACGGTTTGCGCCTCGCCTAAGCTGTCGGCGTACACGTCGCCCATCGTGTTCCGGATGTCGTCGGTTGCCCGTTTCCCTGCCTTGCAGATTTCCTCCATGATGACTTCTTCCACTCGGTATTGGCGGATAAGTTCGCGGACAAAACCCGCTTTCCACCGCTCTACCTTTTCCGGCGTGTCGTAGTACGCGGGCGGCTTTATCTTGCCTTCGTCCACTTGTTGCTTTTTGCGCAAGAAGTCTTTCAGGCGCTCCGTGGCGATGTCAAGCGCCTCTTGGTACATCGCCTTTATGCGCATTTGCAGCGCGGCTTCGCGCAAATCGTTGCGCTCCACGTCCGTCACGGCTTGCCCGTCTCCCCAGCGTCAAAAAATGCAAGCAGGATGCGCAAGACAAGTCGAACCGCTACAATCCACCAGCCGATGCACAAGAGCCAGTCCGGAACGATGACGTTATTCGCCGCCAGCACTTGAAGAATCACCATCAGATACAGCATCTTCTTCCTCCTCGCCTGTCTTCTGCATCGCCTGTTGCGCCATGCGGATGCCCAAAAGCGATTCTTCCTCCCCGCGCTTCATGATTTCGTCGATTTCCTCCGGCAGAATCATCGGATTCAGCTTCAATCGCGTTTCCTTGTCCAAATCGCCCTGCGCGGTGTAGATGTTCTGGATGATTTCGCTCTCGTTGGCGATTGTCTGTCGCTTGAAGCGGATTGTCTCGGTTTCGATGCCCAGAATCCGCAGCAGTTTCTGCACGAACTCAAAGCACTGCCATTCGTAGGCGTTTGCCTTCAAGTCCAGATTCGCCATGCTCGCCCGGATTGCAACATTCGTCAGACTTCCGCCCGTCAGCTCCGATACGTCCAGCGCCATATAATCGCGGTATAGCTGCCGTTCCAGCAGTTCCAGCGCAGTTTGACGCGCGGCATACGGAACTTCAAAGGTTTCCGGCGTTACTGTGCTGGATGACGTGCCATCAGAAATGTTCGCGATTGCTTTCAGTCTGTGAATCTGTTCCAGCATCAGCGCCACTTCGTCGAAGTTGCCCCCGAAATTATTCAGCACCCAGTAAACATCGTTCGCCTTTTCCAGATTGTTTCCGAAGTCGGAAAGAACGATGTCGTACAAGTCGATTTTGGAACGGATTGCAAGTGTCAACTCCGTCTGCTTCTTGTCGTTCGCGTACAGCGGCACAATCGGCAGTGCGCTATAATTCTCCTCGGAGATAAGGCGCTCGCCTGTGATGTCCCTCGCGTATGTGCGCTTGTAGGCGCGTTTCTCCTGCGCCACCTCCAAATCAGAGGCATTTTCGCGTGCCTTGTAAACCGTAACGCCGTCCGGCTCAAATACACGCGCCATCAGCGGCTTGTCGTCGCCAATCTGCCAGAACTGCACGCCAACCATCGGTTCGCCCGTCAGTTCGTCCAGCAGCGCCACGAACCCGCTATTTTTATCCGTGTACGCACGCAGAATCTCAACGTGGTCGAGGTTCCAGTACCCCCAGCAAACGCCATGAACAAGCGCGTACAGTCCGATTTTCGCAAGCGTCGTGTCGAACCCGATGCCTAACTTGCCCTTCATCGCGTCATTTTCCAGCTCCACGCCATTGCCCAGCAGATAATTAGCCTGTTGCATTGTAAAGCGGCGAAAAAAGTCGCTGTAAATGCGCTGTCCGGGGACTGCTTCCGTCGCCGTCCCCTTCTTTTTAACTGTTTTCCCGTCGGCGGTTTTTTGCTCCGATTCTGATGTGGTGGCTCGCAGCACGACTTTCGCGGAAACGGTATCGTTCTGCGCTTCGTAGTATCGTTGCGCGATTCCAGCCTTGTCAAAGTCCTCGCTGTGCTTGTATGCACCAATAACCGCCAGCGTCGCCTTTCCCTTGTCCGGCTCGTTCTGCCAGTCCTGCCATGTGATTTTTGTGAACATCTGTATCACCCCCCAACGTATAAACTCGCGCCGCTCCTGTCGAGAATTCGGCAGCAGCACGCGGCGCTGTCCGGCGCGTCGTCGTGCTCCGCGTCCTCGGTGTAGTCCATAATTTGCGCGATATAGTCCCTGTCTGTGCCTTCCAAAAACACGATATTCTCCCACCACTTTTTGAGGTATGTGCTGATTTTCAGATACTTGTTCATTTTTTCCGGGTATGCGCGTACTGCCATGTTTCGGCGGCGCAATTCCCGCGCCAAATATCCCTTGTCGCCGTTTGTTTCGCAGTAAATCGGGGCGCACATTAGGCGCTCCGTCTCCGATTGCAGTGCGTCCATCAGCGTGTCAACGTGCTTGCGCCACAAGCGTCCGTACAAGTACAGCGTGTCGCCGTCCCGCTTTGCGCACGTTAGCGCGGTGTAGTCCTCGCCGCCGTATGCAGCATCAACGTGCGCGATGCCGTCCCGTAACTTTTCCGCTTCCGGCGTGAACGTCGGCGGCGTGTCGAACAGCGCATTTTCGGCGGCAATGTGGCGCAGCTCATAGTTCGCAGCAAACAGAGACGGTGACATGGACTTCCGCAGTTCTTCCAGTTTCTCCGGCGCAATCAACCCGGTCGTGTAGCAGTCGTGCTTCTCCGGCGGCGCAACCAGCGTGAACGCATCCTCGATGTGCCACGGTGTGCCGATGAAGACGATTCGCCCGTCGCGTGTGACGATGTTTCGCAGCTCCTGTATAACGCCCTTGGTGCGCTCTCGTTCTGCGCGGCTGATGCGGTCGTTAAGGTTTACAACGTCGTCACACACAATCAAATCCGCGTGCTTGCCCGTCATGGACGAACCGCAGCCGATGCCGATTAGCTGGTCAGCGCCACGCGGCGAATCGTACACGCTCACCGTCATGCAGTTGCCGCCCGATTTCAGCAGCGTCACGTCCTGCTGCATGAGGATTTGCGCCATGTAGCAAAAAGCCTCGTTCGCGAATACCTTTTTCGCTTGCGCAATGCTCTCCACAACGTCGCTGTCGGTTTTCCGCATAAAAATTGCGTTTTTCCCGTGGTTAAGGACGCACCACATTGCAAGCGCCACGGAAAGGCAGGAAGACTTGTAGGACAGACGATGCGCTTGAAGCGTGTAGTCCTCTGCACCGAAGATGATATGCTGCATCCAGCGTCCGTGGAGTTCGTCCGTCAAGTCGCGGAATCCGCACATTCTGCCGACTGCGGCGGGATGGTATCGCCAGATGTTCCATACCTCTTCCCGCGTTAGCGTCGTCATTTTACTTCTCCCCGCGTCTCTTTCAGCAGCTTGTCAATGTCTGCTTTCGCGTCCTCGGACAACTGCGGCGCTTTGACGGTCACGGTGTCGCCGGGGTCTTCCCCGATAATCCGCATGATATACTGAAAAGCGGGTAAATTCCCGTCTACTGCCATTTTGACGGTGCGTTTCACAAGCGCTTCTCGCAACGTCCCGCCTTTTTGCAACGGCTCGTCAAGCAGATTGAGCATCAGCTCCTTGACGGTAAAATTTGCTTTGCGCGCCTGCGTTGCTTTTTCGTGCGCTTTCCTCGCGTCACTCGTCGCCCCGTCCTTCCCGCTCCCGAACCTTTTCCCCTTTTGCAGGTTTGCAAGGCTATTAGGATGAGTTCCTCTCGGCATTCATGTCACCTCTTGGGCTGCCTGCGGATTTCGCCTGTCTGCCGGTTGATGGTGTATGCTACTCGGCGCTGGTATGCGCCAGATGATTTCTTCGCCAAAGCCGAACCGTTCCTAAGCTTTCGCACTGAACCGCTTGCCATGTTTTATTCCCCCTTATGATTTTCGGTTTTGTGTAGTCGATTGTTTTATACTTGTCAATGAGATTGTCGAACGCTTCCCGGTAGAAGTTGAACAGCTCCTCGTTCTCCTCGAAGTCGAATTGCTCCAGGCAAGACGCGCTCCGCAAATTCGCGCTCCCCGTCAGCACATAATGATTTCCCTTGTGCGTTTCCATCAGCAGGATTTTCATGTGCGTGTTTGTGAACGCCACTTGCAATTTGTTGTCGATGTCCAGCTCCTCATATAAGTACGGTATTAAATCCGTTTTGTAGTGGCTGTAGAAGTAGCCGGACAGCATCAGATTGATTTTCTCCACATTTCGGAAAAGCAGCAGATTTTTGAAGCTGTCCACGTTGTTTTCGGAAAGCGATAACGTGGAACAGTAGATGGTTTTGAGGTCGATGCCGCGATACATCACAAGTGCTTCCGGCAAGTCGCCAAAAATGAAATTGCCCGGAACGATGCAAGTAGTCCGTGCGTTGCGTTCCAGACAAATTTTTGCGGCAAGGTCGCGTGCATACTGGAAATCTGCCTTGTTGTAAATTGCCGACTTTGCCATCTTGGGCTTTATGATGCGCGTCTGCTCTTCCTCGTCTACAAGGGAAAAATCAGCGACGGAGAAGTCTATGTCGTCGTCAAGTTCGATTGTGTCCGGGAAGTGGATTTCCGGGATGTCGAGGTTGAGGTCGTCGCTCATTTTTTCGCAACCCACCCGCAAAAATTCAGGTGTCGCCAAAACATCTGAATATTTGTAAATCCAGCGCCTTTCAAAAGCTCTTCATTCCATTCAGGTTTCAGGTTCACGAGAACGCCTCTTAAACTTCTGCGTTTTTCGATGATTTGTGTATCGGAATATCCATTCGCACGTTTTTGTGCATAGTAGCAGTCCGTCAGCAAATCGTCCATTTCCGCATCTTCTCCTTGTACTTTTTCAACAAGGATTATTGCTCCGCCTTTTTCCGTATGATTGTAAATTTTTTTTAGTAGCTGCTGACGTTCCTCGATTGGCACGAACTGCAATGACAAAACCAAAAGCGTCAAGTCAGCAATTGTTTGTGGGTATTGCTTGGTAATATCGCAACAATACGTCTGCATTGCTCCGCAGCTAATCCAGCCGGAATATTCCTTGTTCACTGCATCAATCATAGCATCACTATTATCAACAAGGAAACTCCGAATACGCGCTCCGTATTTCTGCAAAAACGGATAAATAGATAATCCGTTTGAACATCCAATATCAACAATATTTGATATTTTCCCATCTTTCCTAAGATATTTTTCGCCTACTGCAAATGTTAATTCGCGCATCTGTACATATCCCGGAATGGAGCGTTCAAGCATATTGGGAAAGCATTCCGCGACATCTCTTCCGAATTGCCATTTTTCCTTTGGAATAATATTGTCGATTTCGCTCATGGCTTTTCTCCTTTTATAATTTATCGAGAATGTTTTCTTTTATTGTTCTCGATATTTCGCGCATCATTATTGGCGGAACCATACGCCCAAGACGTTCCCATCGCTGCGCAAATGTTCCCGTTAAAACAAAATCGTCGGGTACGCTTGTTATTCTTTTCAGCTCCGCTATTGTAAATTTCCTATCTTCTGTCGGGTGACAACTTCCAGCTGCGCTGGCATTTCCGTGCATCTGACATATCGTCGAGCATGGCGCATATAGCGATTCTCTTATTAAATTAAAGTATGAACCATTTGCGACGGAAGCACCAGATATAGGTTTTTTTTGGTTTCTCGGTATTTTTTTTAGTATCTCTCCCCATTTGTATTTATTCGCATCCTCGATAAGCTGCTTTATCTCTTTTTCATCGTTTGTAATATTTTTTAATGCGTTCCCAAGCGGCACAATATAATTATAGGGTTTGGGAAAGCAAGGCATAATTCCTATATCGTTTCTTACACCGACGACAATTATACGTTCGCGGCTTTGCGGAACACCTAAATATTTTGCATTGATTAGCTGCGCTTTTACTTTGTATCCGCACTGCTCCATGCACTTTATATATTCGCGGAAATATCCGATAGCCGTTCCTTTTACTATTCCTGAAACGTTTTCAGCTACAAATGTTTTGGGCTGTAATCCATTTAGAATTCTAATGTATTCAAGAAAAAGATTCTCTATCTGTTGACTTTTCCCGTCACTATATGCTCTTTTTTTTCCCCATCCCTTTTCGCGCTTTCCCGCTGTGGAAAATGCGCAGCACGGAGGCGACCCATCGAATAAGTCAAGCTCACCTTTTTTTAGTCCAGTCTGTTCAAGAATTTCCTCCGGCTTTATGTCTCGAATATCTCTTGTATCGAGATATGTGCCGTTATGATTGGCGCGATATGTTTTTTGAGCCTCTTCGACAAATTCATTTGCCCACAGAATTTTGTAACCCGCCATTCTATACCCAAGGCAAGAACCACCACCACCGGAGAATGTGCTTACTACATTATATCCATTCCACGGAATTTCATCTATTTCTTTCATAGAAGGAACGGAATAAATATTAGTTCCATTCATATCCGCACCTCGGACATTTATGCTTTACTTCTTCCTCCCCAGTAAATTCCTTAAATGTTTTCGGAGGCTCGTTTTCTTCGATGAAACTATTTAATGCACCGAAGCCGAACTCGCTCATATCAACATCAACGATTTCCGCCAGCTCTTGGTCAAGCGCCGTAAAGTCCCAGCCGCTGTCCATGTTGGTTTTGTTGTGCGCCAGTGTGTACGCCTTGCGCTCTTCCTTCGTCAGATGGTCAAGGCGGATGCACGGCACTGTCGGGATGCCGAGCTGCTTGCACGCTTCCAGCCGCCCGTGACCCTCGACAATCAGGTTTTCCTTGCCCCAGATGCCGATGGGGTCGTCCATGCCGAACCGCTTGATGCTTGCCTTGATTTCGTCGATTTGCTCCTGTGGATGCCGCTTTGCGTTTCTCGCGTATGGTTTCACGCGGTCAATCGGCAGCATACAATCCGTTTCGACGATTTTGATGCCGTTCCATTCAATCAACTGGTTTGCCCTCCTACTCCCAATCCTTTGATGATTTCCTTTTCTCGCTCGGACAGTGTGATGTACAGCGTTTCATCATTCACTGCTCTTTCTGCCGCTGCTCTTTCTGCCGCTGCTCTTTCTGCCGCTGCTCTTTCA